CTCCCTGATTGGTTATAACATCTCCAAATAAAAGATGTAACCCTGGATTACGACCAGTATAACAGTATGATACAATAAGTAGTAATTCAAATGTACTATTGTTGTTATCGCATTTCATTGCGACCATAGAAGATTATAAAACTAGTTTCTTATCACAACCACCGTAAGTGATTGCTAGCTTGAGTTAACTTTACGAACCTAACCCACTCGTAAGTGAGCTTCAGCCCCAAGCAGAAACCTCGTTCCCCTATGTTTGCAGACAATAGTCTTAGATGACACTTTCTTAAAGTCGTCGATCAAACTATTACACCTTTGTAATACCAATGCATACGTGTTTGGTATAGCTTAAAGAAGAGCAGCCAAGTAGCCGACCCCAGAGTTCAAAGCACCTTCGAGAAAAGAAGAAGCCTTATTATAAATAAGACTTTCGACTTTAGCGATAGAACCTTCGACCAGAGAGGGCGTACTTGATTGTACGTGACGTGACGTAGCAACAGCAAGAGGATTTGTTCCTTTGTTGATAGGTGCCACACCGGCAAGACCTGTAGTCGTGACCCCTGTATTATTCAAAGTGAATTCTACATTGACCACAATTTCGGCATAGCCTACGGTGATGGTAAATGGACCTCCTATGATTTCGATTCCAAAACATGTCCAATCAAATTGGGACATAGTTGTTGTAGCTTCGGAATATTTCCTAAAAGCTTCAGCAGCGGAACCTACAGGTTTTCCGACAAACGAAGTCTGAAAACCAGAAGTCATAGTAGTGGACGCATCTTCAAGATTGTTGTTAGACATCTGAGGAATGACCTGACCCACCTGTATCGAATTTGTAACAAATGTGTGTACAAGACCCGAACAATTAGTCATGGAAGCAATTGATTTAAAATTGACTCCCCAACTAACAATACGGACCTCGTCGGCATTAGTGTTAATGAAATTCGAACTGGGCAAAGCGACCCAGGCGGCGTTTATGGTAGCATTTCCAGCAGCAATGCCGGAACCCGCGTAACCAAAACGGCCTATACCCGGGACGAATACAACCATCATATTCCCAGCGGCGTCGGTTTGTAAGGGTACTTGAGCTCTCACTTGGAAAGCTACAGTACCATTACCTCGACCATCGGGATGGTGTGCATTACGTGCAGCAGGACAGAAGGGATTCGTAATCGAACATGCAACATGTACATGTTTTGCATGATTAGGATCCCTCGGTACAGATTGCTTAGAAGTTGTTGATTTCTTCTTCTTCTTGCTCTGTGTGGACATAGAAGATTTTGATGATGATTTTTTGGCATTGTTTTTTGATTTTGACATTTTGACGTGAATGTTTGAAAATCGAATAAGAATGGTATACTTTTGTATGGAATTCCCCAAAGTATAGGGGGACTATTCATCGTAGTATCCTAGATATGGACCTAGGTAGAGCCGTGTAGTCTCTCGGCATTTTGTTTAGCACGTAAATCTTTATAACAACACAAGGTTATAAACGTTTTGGTCTGTTTAAACACTACAACTCCATTAGGCAAACTGTTTCAGTTGCGGCCTAGGCAACCCAATCTACACTTCACACATATAATTGTATGAGCCCTACACCTATGATTATTAGAAATCTCGAAAGAGAAACCATCTAATATCAACCGGGTGAGAAATCTGACATACAACTATAAAACCTATATTAAGGTCCCCACAATAAATTGTGGTTACTTAATAAAAGGGTTGTGACAAAGCATAAACTGAAACTGTGAGTCCCAAAAGGCCTTCCGACCTTAGAGGACTCACAGTGCCGGTTTAGGGACGCGGCGGTCCAGGAATATGTTCTAGCTCAGGACCGGATCAAACAATAGTTTGATCGGTCTGAGCGGGGGACATGGAGGCATTCTAGTAGCGATTAACCTTATTGTAAGATAATTCAAAAGATTATCCAAAGATAAAGGCTTTAATCTAGAATGGTGCTTTAATTGAGAGCACATATGCATCATACCCGCATCAGGATTTACATCCCAATAGGTATCCCATGCAGCGTGATTAATGTATGCCATCCTTTCCAACCATGGATCGGAGGCGTTTGGATCGAATGAGATATCAACCTCATGAGATTCAAGTACAGTATCACCACGTACAACTCTCGGATTTAATTTTCCTAATAATTTAAATTTCTTGGATGGATTTAACTCCACCGTACGAAACAATAAAAGATCCGGATTATTAATAAAAAGCGCTGCCACTAGGCGTTGTCCACGTGTGATTTTAAGACACGACGGAGCCAACTCTAACGGCACACCATACCCACCAAGGTGAACTGGAAGATACCAATTGGGCTGGAACCAACTAAAAGTTTTAGTATATTTAATCCAACGTTTCATTGCCAAAGGAATAACGGAAGCTGTCCAAGGTGTTAACCTTGCCATCTTACCGAGATCTTTACCAATATAAGTAGGATTCACAGGATTCTCATTAGCGGCCTTTCGACCTTTAATGTTCATCCCTTTAACTAAACGTAAGTTGAGATAACCAACTCTAACCATTTCGACACCTTTGCGTTGAAACATTTGAGAATTGATCAGACACATGTCTTTCGACACATAATTCTTCCCTTGTGAGATTTTAAATCCTACAAGTGAAGCTGATTTCTTAAATATTTCAATTAATTCAAGTGGAGCTTTAAATAATATATCATCACCATTAATTTTGGCAAATTTATATATGAGTTTTCCACGCTTCCTCCTGTCTCGCTTATCTTCAATTGTAGTAGCAGATTGCCACCATGATTGAATTGAATAAGACAAAACGGAAAGATTAATAACGCATAATAAGGGAAATGAAAGAGTATGACCCATCAGTTGACCTTCGAAAAGACCCAACTTAAGAGTAGGTTGATTACCACTCTTAGGCCAAGGCAAATCTGGATCGGGATAGTACATACTACCCGACGTTAGAGACAAATAAGCTAACATGTTTAATGGATGTTTACGAGAAACACCATCAAAAGCTAAAATAGTTGAACGTCTAAACAAAAGATTTGTTGCGTCTTCATAGTCACCCGAACAAAAATATTCCTCCTTAACATTCTTATCCATATCGATTACAGCAGCGGTGAGATCGTCGTCCAACATCGTCGACCAACGAGTAGATTTCCAGCAACTAAGCATTTGACCTTGTAAAGGTTGTAATGCAGTTGCCAGATATCCATCGGACTTCGAGATGCTTCGAATCTTTCCAGGTTCGAAGATAGGAACGAAAACGGTGTCGAAAACACCAGCTCCCTTGTAATCTTTAACAACACCATCAGGATCTACAATATTATTTAAACGCGACTGAACATCAGCAACCGCAAATGAAAATGTATCCTGTCTCCACTGATTAACGACGAGATCAGCGGAACGTAATTTTCCTAACTTTTTAGTAAGCTCTGCGTCGAGAGGCTTTAAGGGATGAAAAAGGGTTTTAATCCCTCCATCTTTTATCGTTCTCCCAATACATGCAGACATTGAGGGCATAAATTTTGAACCAATATTTTGAGGATCTGTTTTGATATCGTGAAAGATATCAGCACTAATGCTCCTAATAGTTAACTCTAAATCAAATGGCATCTCACTAAACTGTCGCGGATTTGCAAGACGTTGAATCGATTTTCTAATGCTTTGACGTACATTAGCTTCACGAAGTGGTGGCCACATTTGTTTACTTCCTTTTGCAAGTGAGTAAATAAATGCAGAATCACCGTGAAGAATCCTTCGATCGACGTATCTTTTGCAATAACCCGTAAATAAATTACGCTTTAACCAATCCGGTCGTTCCGGACGGGCATCATCATGAAACACTCTGGCCATATAGGTGTCAAGCCAATATTTGCAGAATGTTTGTTCTTTACAGTCATCACTCTGGTACTCTAGTAGTACCAGCGATGTTTGTTCCATAGATCTAATGAAACGCCCATACTCTAACTGTGTGAACATCTTCTCCTTCCCACTCTTACGTGCCAAAAAGCATATAAGAAGGGATTCCACTATTTCCAAACACTGTGAACCACTCAGGTTCACAACTCTAGAACACACCTGTTCTAGAGCGTTTCGCACAGATAACTCAATTGACACCGGAGAAATAGTTCCCGGAGTGAATTGTCGAGTTAACGAATTATCCATACGTGTAGCATCGGTACTACAAGCCGAGGGTCTATCCGTGAAGGAATGAGTTTCCTTCTTGAACATTATTAGATACAACGTTTATCTGATA